GACAAGCGCAAGATTGCCGCTGCGATGTTGGGCGATGAAGACTGGTCACAGTGGACGGATAGCGAGATTGCGCGGCATTGTGGGGTTACTCATCAGTTCATTTCAAAGGTACGGAATGAATCCATACATGCAACAGTTACAAGTATGGCCCCCACCGAGCGCAAGTTCATTCACCCCAAAACCGGAACCGAATCGGTCATGAAAACGGCCAATATCGGCAAAAAGCCGGTTCAGGCCGAGCAGGTTAAAGAGCCTGCAAGCGAATTTGAAGGGCAGGACTTCGGGCCAAGTGAAGAAGAAATAAACACGGCCAAGCGCATTGAGGCTGAGCAAATGGACGCATTAACGGCCATTGCTGAATCTGACGATGTGGTCAAAGATGCACTGGAAAAGGTCAAGCAACTGACGGCGCTAAATACCGTGTTGAATGATCGCAATAACGGATTGATGAACGAAAACGCCGTTTTAAAGCGTACTGTTTTAAGCCTGCAACGCAAGCTCAAAGAAGCTGAGGCAGCCAATGCGTGATCAGGCCGTCTTTGATGATTTTGCCGTCGTTCCTCAGTACGACACCGGCAAGTTTCCGACGCTGCGCCCGTTCCAGCAAACGGCGCATGAGGCGCTGAGGGCTGGCGCTAAAGATGGCCATCGTGTCCAAATGGTCATGGCTCCCACCGGCTCGGGCAAAACAATCCTGGGCTTAAACATCATTGCACAAGCCTTGCAAAAGGGCCGTAAGGCTGTATTTGTGTGCGACCGCACGACGCTGATTGACCAGACCAGTGCAGTCGCAGACAAATACGGCCTGAGCGCGCATGGGGTTATGCAGGCCAACCACTGGCGCACTGATGCATCGTTGCCGTTCCAGATCGCAAGCGCCCAAACATTGGGCCGTCGCAAGTGGCCTGATGCTGACGTTATTGTCGTGGATGAGGCGCACACGCAACTCAAGGCGTGGACAGATCATGTTAAAGATTGCAGGGCCAATGTCATCGGCTTGAGCGCCACGCCTTTCAGCAAAGGACTAGGGAAAATCTTTACCAATCTGGTAAATGCAACCACTATGTCAGAGCTAACCGACAGCGGCGTTCTAGTGCCAATGCGGGTTTTGTCATGCACGAAGATCAATATGGCTGGCGCTTTGGCTGGCATTGATGGCGAGTGGGCAGACGGTGAAGTAGAGCGCCGTGGCAGCGAGATTTTGGGCGATGTGGTGACCGAGTGGATTAAGTACGGCGAAGGGCGCAAAACCATCGTTTTTGGCGCAACGATTAAGCATTGCGAGGACATGGCGCAGCAGTTCATTGACTGCGGGATTATGGCGGCGGTGTTCACCAGTCACACGACACCCGAAGAGCGACTGAAGTTACTCAAAGAGTACCGAAAAGACGATTCAATGCTCAAGGTTTTAATCAGTGTCGAGGCACTTGCGAAAGGCTTTGATGTGCCAGAAATTGGAGTTATCGTTGATTGCAGGCCGCTTCGCAAATCACTGTCAACTGCAATTCAAATGTGGGGCCGTGGCCTTCGCTCAAGCCCTGACACTGGCAAAAAGGATTGCATTCTTTTGGACCACTCAGGCAACATCATCCGGTTCCTTGAGGACTACACCGACGTGTTTTTCAATGGCTTGGCCGCTTTGGACATGGGCGAAAAGCTGGATAAAGTGATTCGCAAAGAGAACGAGGAAAAGGAAAAGAGCGCCTGCCCGTCGTGCGGGTTTACGCCATTTTTCAAGCGTTGTATGTCGTGCGGGTTTGAGGCAAAAAGCGCATCAAACGTCCAGCACGAGGCAGGCGAAATGCGCGCTATTGATATGCCGGTCATGGCAGGCAAAAAGCAACTGGCAGAGAATCAAAAGCACCTTTGGGGCCAAGTTTGCACTTATGCAAGGTCACATTCAGCACCAGAGAAGCAAGCAGGCAGGGCGGCGCATTTATTCCGTGACATGACCGGCAACTGGCCGCCACGTGGCTGGGAAATTAGGTCTACGCCTGACACCATCATTACCCGCGAAGTCTTGAACAAGATCAAATCCAAGTCGATAGCCTTTGCCCATGCGCGGAGGGCTGCATGAGCGATTTTGCAGCCTTTGCCCGTGCTTGTGGCGTCGAGATTAACGACCTATACGCAAGCCAACACATCAAGCGATGCGGCACGACGCTGCACCCTAAATCAAAGAACGGCGCTTACTTTTTTGACGGCGAGCGCGGCTGGGTGCAAGCATGGGACGGTGATGCACAAATCAATTGGTTTGGCAGTGATCGCAAGCCTTGGACTGATGCAGACAAGCGCGAATGGGCTGTAAAGCGTAAAGCTATGGAAGCCCAGACGCAGCAGCGGCGCGAAGACGCAGCTAAACGGGCGCAGGAGCTATTAAACACGGCAACCAAGGCCACGCATGACTACCTGACGCGCAAGGGCTTTGATCAAGAGCTTGGCTTTGTTGGTGCTGATGGCGAATTGATCATTCCAATGCGCGAATTGACTGGCGAATTATTGGGCGCTCAGATCATCAAGTGGGACCACGTGGAGCGCACATTCACAAAGAAGATGCTGCCAGGCATGAGGGCCAAGGCCGCAGTATTTCGCATGGGGCCAAAAGTGGCATCAGAGACGTTTTTGTGTGAGGGCTACGCAACTGGCCTATCCATACGCGATGCGCTGGCTATTGGCCGTTCTGGGGCCGCCGTGCTGGTTTGTTTCAGTGCATCAAACATGGCGCTGGTTGCAGGACAGGTAAAGGGCAAGCGGTTTGTGTGCGCGGATAACGATAAATCAGGAGTAGGCGAAAAGACAGCAAAAGAGACAGGCCTCCCGTATTGCATGAGTCCCACTATTGGGCAGGATTTGAATGATCTACATGCAAGCGCCGGGCTTTTTGCGGTCGCAAATTTGCTAATGCAAGTGCGACGGCGATAAATGTTTTGATCTTTTCGCTGGTTGGACATGGCAACAACGGCAGCGGCGAAAAGTGATAGTCCCCTACTGTTGGGTTAGGTACTGAAACAGGGGAGAGGGTGGCGAAGTTAGCGCCCTTGTATCGAACGGCTGACGGGTCATGGTAACGCGACGGGTGTAGTCGGTTCATGTGAAGGCTTCGCTAGGGTATGGCTAGGTCTGTCCGCTCGGGGTGTATGCATGGGCTTAGGTGGTTGATTAGACGGGTATTAGACAGGTATTAGAGATTTATTAGAGAGCGAATTAGAGAATGACAAAACAAAAATTCACACTGGTTCATTACATGGCAAGGCAGGGCGCGATTGAGGCGATCAAATCGGCCCCTGCTGGCTTTGTCGTGACCGTGCAAGAGCCAACGCGCAACCTAGACCAGAACGCGGCATTGTGGCCATTGCTGACAGAATTCAGCCGGCAATTGCCGTGGGTGATCAATGGCGTTATGACCACGATGACGCCCGACGAATGGAAGGACGTGTTGACCGCTGGCTTTCGCAAGGAAACCCGCATGGCCGCAGGGCTTGACGGCGGTTTTGTGATGATGCCAACCAGCACCAGCCGGATGGGAAAGCGCGAATTCTCAGAGTTTTTGGAGTTTTGCCACGCGACGGCGGCGCTTCGGGGCGTTGTTTTGAATCGGGACATGAGGGCCGCAGCATGAGTAAAGCAGAGCAGGCCCACAAAGACGCCTTGGTCGAGCTTGGGTGCATTTTGTGTCACCGGCTGGGCCTTGGGCAAACCCCACCAGAGCTGCACCACTTACGAACTGGTGGATGGGGCAAGGGCGGCTACAAAACATTAATGCCGCTTTGCTTTCACCATCATCGAGGGATTATGGGCATTCACACGCTAGGTACAAAAGCATTCGAGCGTGTCCACGGCGTCACGCAGCGCGAATTACTAGCCCAGTCGCTGGAAATGATTGGAGCGACCGCATGAGTTACGAATTAACGCTTGGATGGCCGCCAAAAGAACTGAGCCCCAACGCTAGGACGCATTGGGCGAGGAAAGCCAAAGCCGCCAAAGCCTACCGCATGGCCTGCTACGTGCTGGCGCTGCAAGCAAAGATCATAGCGCCAAGCGATGGCCGGATTCACCTTTGGCTGGACTTCTACCCGCCAAACCGCAGGGCTAGGGACGATGACAACTTGATCGCTGCGTTCAAGTCTGGCCGCGATGGGCTGGCAGACGCTTTGGGTATTGACGATAAGCGTTTTCAAATTCACCCTCTGGTAAAGGATGAGATCGGCGGTTTCGTAAAGGTCAGATTGACCGCAACTATTGGAGATGGAGCATGAACGGTTACCAACACTTGTTTTTTTTAGTGCCGATGGCGTTTTTGTTTTTGGTGATGGCGTGCACGAACCGATATATGAATCCTTTGTTGGACGTTATGTGGGATTTTTCTTTCTGGACGTTTGTAGTTCTTTTCATTATTTACCTCTGTTTATTTATTCCGGCGATGACTAATTTTTACCAACACCTAGGAGGCTTGAAATGAGCTACAAAGTAAGCAAAGAGAATGGTGAAGCTATTCTAAAAATAATCAGGCGCTGCGACGGCATAACCCGCGATGACTTGATGGAGAGGTCCGGCCTAGACGCTGACGCATTCAGGCTGGCTATGGTCTACGTGTCGCCATACGTTCTTCGATTGTCTGGCGAGTACACGATAAACACGCGATTCGACGATGCGGACAAAAGCAAGCGTGTGCCTGCTAGGACCATGCCTATCAGCAATTAAGTCTATGTCCAGCCGCCCAGCTACCAGCGCAACGACGGCCTAAAGCACATCCAATCGGTGGGGGTGCGATGCTAACTGGAATTGAGGCGCAGGTATGCGCTGACATCGAGGCACGGCAGGCGCTAGGCGTAGCAAAGTACGGCACGACCGTTGCAGCAAACCCGCTGGCGCTGGTGGAATGGCTGCAACACGCTTACGAAGAGTGCTTAGACCAAGCCGTCTACCTTCGCCGCGCCATCGAGGAGATCAAGAATGCATGACAAGCCGCCATTCACCAAGGCTCAAGTCAACGGAGCAAGCCCCAAGCGCCCGATTGAATGGTGCAGGCTGGCAAACCTGCCAATCCGCTATCACATGGCGCTTGAGGACGTGACCAAGGGCCAAAGCGATGAGGCGTCACGGTTTGACCTTGCGACGCTGTTTAACTTCCTTTGGGCAGCCAAAGAACGCAAGGTTATAGAGGACGACGGCATCATGCAGAGCGCACTAAAAGGCCTTGCCACGGCATTCAGACGTACCGACGACGGCAAGCCTTTCCGATTGGACGGTACCGGAATCGAGGCCATGAAAACGCTGGTCAATGCCTTTGAGGACATAGCAAAGGCCATGCCTGCCCGTGAGTACATGAGGACGTGCAATTGGGTGCATAACGAGATCATGCGATGCAAATAAGGCAGTGCTACAACCGCAAGCCGTACGTGTCAGGCTACAGGGCTATGGATGGCTATTTGGTAGACACCAACATCATGACGCATCGGGCGGTGTGGATTGAAAACAGGATGTCCAAAGACTGCCATCAGGACAAAGCGGCAGAGTGCGCAGGGTGCAAGTGGGAAAAGACCAATGAAGATTAGTATCAGCGCCGACTTCCCGTCCATATACAAAGAGCTCAGGACCCTACCCGCGCAGGTGAGGGACGGGGCTATGGCCTCAGCACTCAATAAGACCATAGAGCAGGGCCGCACGGCAGCTATACGGGAGATCACCAGCGAGTACAACGTAAAGGCCAAGTACGTTCGAGAGCGCCTAATCATGAGGCGTGCAAGGCGGTCTGATGGCGCCTACTCAGTAACCGCGTCCCTAGCTGGGGGAGATGGCCGCAAGCGTGCAGCCAACATCATTACGTTTGGCGCCAGACAGACTTCAAAGGGTGTATCGGTATCGGTACGCAAGGGAGGAGGCAGGAAGCTAATCGCTAATGCCTTCATAGGCAACAAGGGCCGCACAGTATTCATGCGAGTACCAGGCACAACGATGGCAAGCCGCGCTAAGTACTCAGGCACCAAGCACGCAGAACAGATTAAGGCAGTGCAAACCATCGACGTACCACAGATGTTTACCCAACGCAGGATCAATGAAGCTATCGAGACAGTACTACGCGAGAGGTTCGCACAGATATTTCAACGCGAATCAAAATATTTTTCTGATCGCTTTAATAGTAGAAGGTAAGCATGGCATACCCCCCTATTTGGGTCCTTTCGAGGGGTTTTGGTACGGGGCCGAAACGAG